TGTATCGAGCGAACTGCCTGATGCTCAGCAGCACGCACGCTTCACGCACATCATGCGGCACAGCATCGAAGCCCCACAGCGCAGTGATCTGCACGCCGCACTCTGACGGTATGTAGAAGATCGGGAAGGTGTAGCCGCCGACCATAGTGATCGTGCGTATCGGTCTGCCGAGAATCGCATAGTCGGTCGGTTCGACTATGTAATCGGTGTTCAGTGTCAGCGTCGTCTCGAATGTTCCGTCGCCGTTATTGTCGAGTTTGACGATGAGACCTGTCGTGCTGCTGATGTCATTCGTCAGCAGACGGTAAGCGTTATTAGCGAACAGCGGTACGGCAGTCGCATCAGTCTTGTAGAAGAACCTGCCGCAGTACCCGTCGATGCGTCGTGACGCACCTTCGATCGACTTCTCGATCAGTGTGTCGTCGATGCTGTCAGAAAGTCGAAGGGCAGACTTGACTTCCGACAGGGTGCAATACCCGTTCGTGATAGCCATGACTCAGCCTTTCTTTCGTCGCAGTGGCTTCTTTCTAGCGGCAGTTTCTATCTGCGGTTCAGCAGTCGCCGTTTCGACAGGAACATTCACACCGAGTCGTGTCAGAAGTTCATCGACTTGTGCAACACGATCGAGACGACCGTTGCGCTCATAGCCGATGCGTTCGATCAACAGAGCCTGAACTGTGCTGCCGTGACTAGACATCGTGCATCTTTCTGCCTGCTCTCAGCGGTCGTTCGCAGTCACCTGCTACTAGACCGCCAAGAGATCAGAGTCAGAAGGTCGGGGCAGCCAGACCTGAACCGATGATTTCAGCCCAAGCCTTCGGATAGCGACCGACGCTGTTCGCCGAGTATCCGTACACGATCATCGTGACATCGAGTTCGGCAGCCTTCGGTTGCTCGAAGCGCAGCATCATCGGATCGCCGTTGCCCTGTTCCCACAAGTGCAACTCTTGGGTGTTGCCGATGTAGATCGCATCTTGATCACCGTTGAGATCAGTCGGCACATTCGCATCGGTCACGACAGGAAGTCCTGCGATCGTGTAGCCACTATTCCCGTACACGACTGAGCCTGCGCCAGTGGCGACAGTGTTCATCGGGTTGTGCGACTGTGGCAACGCCAACGGACGGTTGGTGGTGTCAACAGCCGCCAAGATGAAGGCGAGACGGCGTGGGTGCATGACGATGACATTCGGACCAGCGAAGAAGTTCGTCTGAATCTTCTGCACTGCGTCGAGAATCTTCGGGTACAGTTCCGCAACCGACGGCGATGCGTCGGTGTAAGTCACCGTGTTGCCGTTCCCGACTTTGATGGTGTTCACCACATCATCATCGAGTGTCGTGTGATACGCAGAGACGAGATCAGCCATGACCAGCGAATCCACATTCGTGCCACGCTCGATCGCTTGACGGCTTACATTTTGCTGACCAGCGAAAGTCTTTACAGAGATGTCCAACTTGGTGTCGTCCATGTTCGTCTCAGAGACGGCTGCGCCTTCACTCTGCTCTGCAACTGACGAGCCAGTAGTGACTCGTGAGATCGAGATCGTGAGACCTGCATCGGGCAGAGCGTGCTTGCGTGCGACATCGGCGGTCGGGCGACCAGCACGAGCGAACGGGGCAGCGAGATCAGTCAAGAACTGCGGAACGACCAGCCCAGCGAAGTTCGTTGAGGTGACATCACGACGCTCGATCTGCTCTTCACGCATGTGACGAGCAAGACGATCCTGCGCAGCGTAGTCGCCCATGAACTGCGCACGAAACGCATCAGCGATGAACGAATGCTCGCTCTTCGGGGCGTAGGTGCGGGGTTCGCTCTTCACGGTCGTGACAGCAGCCTCAACACCAGCAGCCTTGCGGCTCTCAGCAGCAGCAGCGGCACGCTCTTCCAGTTCCTTATGGCGACGAATCTGCTCGTCGAGATCACGCACTGCGTCGAGCGTGCTGGCGATGTCGGCATCTTCTTCGGTCGTCAGTTCACGCTTCTCGTCAGCGGCTTTCGCCACGAGTGCGTCAGCCTTCGCCAACGCTGCGTCACGCTTCTCGATCAAGGTCTGTGAGTAGGTCATGTGTGTCTCTCTTGTGAGTCGGGGTGATTACTCAGTGAGACTCTGACAGTGATCGCTCGGCTGTGTCTCGGCTGCGTTATTGCTTGCTTCGAGCGAGTGCGATCTGTGCCTTGCGCACAGAAACACTGGTGCTCTTGACATCGAGTGTAGGTGCTGGCTGTTCGTCTTGCAACAGTCTGCCCCTAATCTCTGCGACGGTCTGCTCATAGGCAGGGAAGGTGACGACGCTGACATCGTAGAGTTGCACTTCCCTAAGTTCTCGCACGCTGCGATCGTCTGACCACGAATCCTTTATGGTGCGAAAGGCAAACGACATCTGGCTCAGGTCGCCACGCTTCATCGCCGAGATGATGCGAGCAGCATCAGGGTTCATCGGGTCTAGGTCTGCGGCGACTGCGAGACCACGCTCATCTTCGTTGAGTCTGAGAGTGCCTGACTTCGTGCGTGCAAGTGGCACACCTTCGTGGTCGATGAGCAGTCGCACATCTGCACCGTCTTTGATCGTCTTACTGAACGCACCACGCTTCACATACTCGACGAATGGCATCGGCTCGCTCGGCGAGTCGAACACCGCTGCGTAGCCGTAGAGAGTCGTGCCGTTGTCAGCCTGACGCAGATCAAGTGTCGTGTATGCGATGCGCTTCTCATCTGCGCCCGTGACACACCAGCGGTTCTCGATCTCGTTTGACATCACCGCAAGCATAACCGACACAGACCGTTCGCCGCCAGACTCTGAATACTTCGGGTGCTCAGAGTGCAGCAAGTCGTTATCGTTCACATAGTTCTCGTTCTCTGGCGCACCAGTGCGTGCAAGATAAAGAAACGCATTCACTCTCGCCATAGCCCACTGCGCACGAGTCATGTTCGGTCTGTGCGATGTCGAGAATGCGCCAGCACCACGCCGATACACCGCACGCAGCGCACCGACTCTTACACGAGTCCAGTTGGGTCGATCGCTTTCGTTCATCGCCGCATTGTGTTCGTCAGCCTTATTCTGCAAAGCAGTCTCTGTCGCTTCGCTGAGTTCGATGCCGCCCGTCTTATCGGCAGCAGACCCAGCAGGGTTCTCATCGCTGCCTTTGATTTGATCTTTCTTCGGTGCAGGTGCACGCTCTTCTTCTGCGTCGAGTTGTGCGACGATGCGCTCTGCGTATGCCTGTGCTCTGCGTGCGCTCGTCTTTGATGAACCGCCGCCCCACAGCAGCATCGCAACGAGACCTGGGGTTATCTCATCACCTTGCACTGCGTCGAGATCGACGATGTGACGAGCGATCCACGGTGCGATCTTGCGCCACTTTGCTTCGCTGAGTGCTTCGCCGTTTGCCATGCGTCGAGCATCAGCGACTGTTGCAGCGACGAGACCTTCACCTGATTCGCCTTGCTCGTGCAGTCGCAGACCACGCTCTGCTGATTCAGCCATGAATGACGGTGCAACGAGCGACGGTGCTCGCTCTTCGTATCCCATGCTCGACTCTTCGGGTTCTTCGATCTCGTCTGTTTCTTCTTCTTCGATCTCGACTTCTGACTGAGTGATGTGAACAGTGCCGTAGTTGTAGATGACAGTGCTGCGTTCGTCAGTCGAATCGACTTGACCCAACGGTTCTAAACCTTCGTCGATAGAAGCAGCGACCATTTGATCTATCGCTGCTTGCTTCGATGTGTGGCAGCCGATAGTTGTGTATGACCCGTCTGCTTCACGCAACACGGCAGCCCATTGTTTGCAGTCGCTTTGACTTTGCGAGATTCCGAACGGCATAGTGATTAGTCCGTGTCAGGCGTGAGCAGCCTGATCTCTTGATCGGCGTGAGAAGCGATCGCATAAAGAGTTTGACGAGAAGGCAGCACGATCGACACGCTCTCATTCTTCTCGATGTGGAATCCGTTTGCTGTGGTCACGGTGCTGTCACCGATGTAAATGTCGTTCGATGATTCGTGATGCAGATAGACGGTGCGATGAATGTCGTCTGCTGCGACGAGTGGCACTGCGCTCGTGCCGACTGAGACTGCTGATGATTTCATGTTGTCTATCTTTCGGGTGGCTGTGCGTCTGTGCCGAGCGTCGGCAGATCGCCACCTTGTACGCCTGCGATCGGTGCGCCTGCGATACCCATGATGAACTGATCGCCACCTTCATACGGTTCACGGTTCTCTTGTTCTCGTGCTTCGTTCGGTGACAGCGTGCCAGCCATGATCTGCGCCTGTTGCGCTCGCACACGAGTCATCAAGTCTGCTCGCTCGAACTCTGATGCGCTGAACCGCACACGCTGCGTTAGCGGCAGCATCTCACTAATGGCATCTTCGATGCGCCTCATGAAAGGCAGAAGCGTGTAGCGCACAAAGTTTATGCCAGCCTGCTCGACATTCTGATAAGTCTGCGAGTCGCCACCTGATGCGTTTATCATGTTCAACGGAATGCGATACGCCCGTGCGATGTCTCGCACGATCGCTTCACGATGTTCGATCATCTGCGCATCTGCTGCTGAAACGGTGACTGACTTCCAGCGCAGACCACCCGTAAGCACGGCGGGTTTGCGGCGACGAGTGTGGGCATCTGCCCATGTGTCACGCAGAATGCGTGCCTGCTCTTCGGTGATCGTTGCGTCTGTTTCGAGCACGCTGCTTGGTGTCGCACCTTCACCGTAGAACTGCGCTAGGAATCTATCCATAGCGATGCTCGTGCCGATCGTGTTGCGTAGTGCTTCCAGCGGTGAGATCGCTCGCACTTGATTCGGCATCAGTATCCAGTGAATCGCTTTAAGGTCTGACGACGAATGCTCTTTGTCGCCGATGACATACCATGCCGAACCGTCATCGCTTATGTAGTGCTTCTTGATTAGGTTCGGGTGAATCACTCGCATCTCTGCTGGTAGTTCGCCTGCTCTGCGTGGCGCATAGATGTAGGCGCAGCCGTGCAGTGCGAGACAGAGCATGATCTGATTCACGAACTCGAACATCGTTTGTGTTTGATTCGGTCTGATCAGCACGCTCGGTGTCGCCAAGCGTTCGAGTCTGCCTGCACGCACACGAGTCAGTTCGAGTGGCATCGCCGCTACCGAGTCGGCGAGCAGACTGACCGCTGACATTACTGCGGTCGATGCGAATGCTGTCGTCTCTGTGACGATCTCACCTGAATAGTTCGGGAAGAACGGTCGAGCAGTGATCTGATAAGGGTCGATGCTTGTCGGCAGCGCACGACGCTCTACGAGTTTGCGGAACACGCTCACGAGTTAGCAGCCCCAGCAAGCACTAGCAACACGCCTGCGACGATGAAAGCAGCGGGAATGAAGACCATACCCACGCCGATGACGACCGAAATGCTGCCGATGATCTCGACAACCGTACCGATTAGTGAGCGATTCATTCCCATACCTGCACGATACTAGGCGCAACAGCATC